TGGCTTGGTCAATGTAACCTTTGATGACCCCCTTTTCATCGGGTACAGCCTTCGTGGGGCCGCAATCAATATCCATCCACAATGCGCGAACATAGGCAACGTTTTCATGTGTGCGATTGTTAAGCGGGCCGAACTTGGCACAGCCAAAAAACACATCAAACTTGTTGCTTACTAGCGTCTCAATCTGCTCATCTACTTCTGCTCTCGTATCGTAAAACTTCTGATCTGGATACTTCCCTAGCCCAAACACACAGTACCGACCCTCTGTGGGTAGTACTGCATCTAGTAGGTCAAAGTGGGACATTTATTTATTTCAGTTGGTGTTGGGCTTTAAGGTGGAGTATGTAATCGTTGATCGCTTGGTTGTAGGAATGAAAGGGGACTGAGTCCCCCTTAAACCAATTGTAGATAGTCATTCGGGTTACCCCAAAGTCATCTGCAATCTTACTAACGCTTATGTTTTCGCGGATACATACACGACCCAAGGCCACACCCAGAGACTTGATGCTTGCCTTTTTATTTGCGTACACCAAGCTCTGGCTATAACCATAGGTCATGCGTTACTCCTCGTCGCTCCAAGCCTTCACCACGGAATCCAAATCCTTCTTGGTCACAGGTGCGGGCGCGGTCTTAGCGGGGCGCTTGATTGGCTCGTCAATAGCATCAACCTTTGCGGGCGCTTCTGCTTTGGGGGCAGGTGCTTCCAACTTAGCGGGCTTACCTGACATGTCTGCTTGGTATGGTGTCATAACTACCATCTTCAGCACTTCAGGAGTGTTAGCCACTTTGCTAGTCACAGCGTACTGTGCCTTGTTAATGTACTTAGTCGGCGTAAACAGCACGGACTGATTGTCATTGTCTTCGTTGAAACTAATTTGCGTCACAACGTAGTCCAAGCTCTTGCCGTTGTTGGACAAGTACTTAGAGTAGTTTTCAAACGTGTGCGTGTTATCGCCTACGCTTTCGCCAAACAAAGACTTGGATGCCAAGTTCATTTGGTAGACTGAACCTTCAAGGGATGTACCGAAGTCTTCTTCCAACACAAGCGCAATGCGGCGTGAATAGCGGCAAGCCTTAGAATTACCTTGGCCTGAGCCTTTGATATTCTGTTGGCAACTATCGCAACGATCTGCTTGGGGGTTGGCTGAACCTGCATCGGGTGCACGTCCATCGTTAGAGAAGCAATCAGGTGCAGTCGGCTCGGCATCAGGGCTCCACTGCTTAACGTAGAAGATACGGCCTACAGCGGGGGATGCGTTGACAACGACGGCATTTAAATTGCCTTTGACTTTACCCATCTCTTCGCCGCCGACTGTCTTACGAAAAATACCATTCTTAGGCACAATGCGTTTGACTCCGGTACGACCAGCGAGTTGTCGTGTAAGGTCGCTAACTCCTGCGGTTTGCAAGAATTCGGGGAGGTCTTCGTTGAGGATTGTAATGTTACTCATTTTCAGCTTTCTTTAGAACGTCTAACTACCACGGTGTATTCACTTTCGACATTTAGCCCCTTCGGGTAAAGGTCTGGATTCTCAGCAAGAAAGTCTTTCATGTTTGTTTGATGAAGTCTTTTCTCTAACAGGCCAAATGCTCCAGTCTCTTCAATGAAACTGTAGATTGAATCCCAATCGTTTGTCCAATACCGTGACTTAATTGAACGCATGATCGTGCCATGTGGGGTGCGAATGCTGTCGGCATTCATGTCTTTGCATACGTCGAGCATTTCTTGTGCTAACACTTTCATTTGCTCTTCGAGGTCTTGATCTTCGGCTTCAAACACTTTCTTGTTTGCCGCTCGTTTGTCGCGTATCTTGATATAGATTGAGGTCAATCTGTCCAAGTCTACGGAGGTGACTTTGTCTTCAACTTCTTCCATCTGATTCTCCTGATTGTTAAATGTGTCGCAGTGGCAGTTCACATAAAGCAGTGTGTTCAAAACATAAGAAAGGACTTGTAACGGCGCTAACCCGCTACCCACCACTGCGACACAACTCTAATATAACACCACATTTGACATTGTCAAGAGGCGTCTAAAAATTCCTGTCTATAAAGATCAATTATTTTGTTATGGTTCGCCACGTTGTTACGCAACAAAGAATATAAGCGCTTCTCCGTTGGGCTTCCGTGTATGTGTACGATAGTCATTGGATTGCGTTGGCCGGGCCTGTCGATGCGTGCGTTTGCTTGAAGATACGTTTCAACACTGGAGGTGGGAGCGTACCAAATAACAGTGTTAGCCGCAGTTAGTGTTAACCCGTGTGATGCCGCTTGCGGTTGGATGATGAGCACCCTAGGGTTATCCCGTGTCTGAAACTCTTTGACAATCTCTGCGCGTCTGTTAGCAGACACAGACCCGTTAATGACATCGCATGTAATACTATGTTTGTTTAAGTATTTGGTTAACAACTCAATCGTGTGTGTAAACGGAACGAATACAAGAACCTTGTGGCTTGACTCGTCAATCACTTCGCGCACAACTCTGAGGCGGTCGGTTACATCGAACTCAATCACTTCGCCTGCATCTGAATACACTGCACCGCCTGAGATTTGCAAGAGCTTGTTGAGCTTTACTGCGGCGTTAATAGCCGTAACCTCTTCACCTGCTGCCTCAATCAACATCTGCTTCTTAAGAGTGTTGTAGTACTTCATCTGCTGTGGCGAGAGTGGAGCTTCTCTGTCGACTGCTGTAACCTCGGGCAAGTCAAGGCAGTCGGCTTTCTCAAAGCGAATAGCAGGCTGAAGTATCTTGTGTACAGTTGCTTCCGCAGTAGGCTTGGGTATCCACCGGTAGTCAGTAATCTTGTGCATGACTGAATCGCGGAACTGACCAAAGAAAGGTGACACACCCTTGGGGTTCACGAGCTTTGCCAATCCGTAAGCATCCACAGGTGACTGAGCCGCTGGCGTACCCGTCAACATCCACAAGCCTTTGACGACCTTGGTAATGTCCCGCATAGTTTTCCATCTCTCAGTCTGTGCGTTTTTGTATGCGGATGCTTCATCAATCACGATGAGATCAAACCCACCCGCCATGATTTCTTTCTTGACGATCTCAACGCCATCAAAGTTAATGATGACAAACTCAGCATCGCTATTTATAATTTCTTTGCGTCTTTCTCTTCCGCCGTGAGCTATGGCTACTGTGCGATGCAGAGCAAACTTAAACAGATCCTCTTGCCATGCGGCCTTCATCACCGACAGAGGGCAGACAATAAGCACTCGGCTAACTACTCCAACTTTCATCAAATAATCCACCGCCCAAATCACTGATGCAGTCTTGCCTGTGCCCTGCTCGTTAAAGCAAAAGCTCTTGCGGTTGCTGATTAGAAATTCAGCGGTAGCCTTCTGATGATCGAACGGAGTAAAGCCATGGGGTCTTGGCCAGTCGTACTCTGATAAGTTCATTTCTTCTTACGTTCTTTGGCACTTACTTCTGTCACCAATTTGTGTTGTGAGTTACGCTTGAACGAGCGGTTGGCCGTTGGGGATTGCACCTTCGTGCCATCTTTGTTAGAACCACCCTTGCTCAGCGCCTTAACGTGGGCAATGTCCTTGCCTTCCCTAGAATCCGCAGTGCCATCGTTGTTGTTATCAGGATTCTTTTTGTCGTACTCGTTACGGGCACGTTGGCGTTCCATTCGTGCGGGCAACTCGCCACGCTCGACTTGTTGTTGGTATTCCTTTTTGTAGGGGCGGGGTTTGTTTACGTAAGGCATATCTATCCTTTGTTGTATTCACATTGTTTAACTGAACACCACTTACACAGTGGCCCTGTCTTGGGGTTCCACACCCCGCTCATGAATGCACCTTCAAGCCGCTCAATGTCGGGCAGTACTTTTTGTACATACACAGACTTCATTTTCGCATCATGTTCTGCTTTTACAAACTCTTTGCTGACTACAAACATAAGCGCAGACTTGACCCGCTCGATCTCGGGGTACTTGGCAAACAAGGCGGTGGCAATTAAGTCTAGCTGACCCATGTCGGCATAGCGTGCGTTCTTGCTTGTCTTGTAGTCGACCGAGTAGGCTAACTTTTTCTCGTGGTTTATGATGACCAAGTCGGCAATGCCATGCCACCACACGCCTTCGGCTGAGAACTCACAAGGCTCTAAGTCTTTGGTTAACCCTAGTTTTACCTCGCAATGCTTCTCCCCGGGGATGGCGTTTAGTCTATCTAAAGAAGACTTAATGTATGCAAACTTTTCTGGTATCGGCTTGCCATCTCGAATGTATTCCTCAGCGACAGTGTGCATCTCTTTGCCGTACAGCGTAGCGGTTGTATCTCCCTCGATTACATCTTTGGCAACCTTGGTATGGTAGTACTTCTTAGGGCACTGCTGAAAAGTCTTGAGACTACTGAACGACCAAATTAACTGTTTCATAAGTCTTCCTTTGTGTACTTCTTCCAAATCTCTTTTGCATCCATTTCCCAAATGTCGGCTACCAATTCCTTTAGCTCTTGGTACATCTCGGGCTTTTCTGTCTTTAGGTTCTCTACCCATGGCGCATCTTGAAGCGCGGGTCTAAGCTCCCACCACAATTTGCGTTTCTTAGGCGTTAAAAAAGCTCCGGCTATAAAAGCCTTTGTTTGTATTTCTTTCTCTATTTCTTTTTCGCGCTCTTCCCTAGCTTCTTTCCATTTTTTTTGTATGCTAAGAAGTTCTTTTTTCTTATCTTCAGTTGTCTTATAGTAATCCTCGGGCATCCAAATCTGTCTTAGTATTGCGCTACGCTCCGGCCTCTTCATTTTACGTAACGCTTTAGCTTCAATCTGCCTAATGCGCTCGCGTGTTACCTGAAATCTGTTCCCAACTTCTTCTAGGGTGTGGTCAGCATCCAATTCAATTCCAAACCGCATACGTAATACTTTGGATTCCCTTGGCGTAAGAGTGTCTAACATTTCTTTAACATGCTCGGCTAACTGTACCTTGCATAGCTCTTCATCAGGGTCGATAGTTGGTTCTTCCTCATATGGTAAGCATGGAAACTCAGGTAGCATGGAGTCTTCTTTGTAGCCATAGTAGTAATACGTTTCGCGCAGTTCTTTGCTTGCGCCCGCAAGTGTGCCGTAAGGGATGCTTGTCCCTTTATTTATTTTGCCGTATGGCCTATTCTTCGGGGGGAAAACGCTTTTCATAATATTCTCTGCGGTCGCTGTAGCTCCATCGCTCCCATGAGTAATGAATCTCGGGGAACTTCCTGTGCCAGTATTTCCACAGTATGCGTACGCCATTTTCAGCATGCTCCATAGCTCTGTCCGTATCCTGATTCGCAATTAAGCGGTAAGTCTTTCGCCCACTTAGGGCGCATACGCATACACATCTCTACGTATTCTTGCGCAGTCTTAGCTTCGGGTGTCGGCGCTATGCAAGCAATCGCATCATGCACAGTCATCACAACCTTATACTTCTTAGCGATCATTAGCATCTGCTCACCAATCACGATACGAGCTAACGCTTGGCATACATTCTCAATCACCTTGCCGCCATAGATTCGGTTGGGTATGGTGGCTTTGCCCCGCTTGGTGTCGTAGACCATCTCGGCCTTACCTTCCTCACTCTGAAGTATTCGCAGGTTTGGATAGCGCAAGTACAAACCATTGGGAAGCAAAACACCGTTGTTGCCTTCTATTTTTAAGACACCATCGCGGCCTAGCGCCATTGAATTGCCGCGCAAAATTGCCTCTAGCGTAGTCCCCGCTTTCTTCCAGAGCTCAGTAATTTTCGGATACGTGGTGCGGTACGTGTCGATAATCCGTGTTGCTTCGACCAATGTAATCTCCACATTAAAGTTCTTGAGTTGAGCTTGGAACTTCTTCGCACCCATGCCGTACCCACAACCAAGGATAGTGGTCTTACCAACGAATCTCTCGTCTTTCGTAATCTCCGAGATGTCCTTGCCATAGATAGCAGATGCCATGATTTTGTATACATCCTCGCCACGATCAAATGCCTCCACTAAGTCGTCTTGTTCCGCAAGCCATGCTAGCGTACGGGCTTCAATTTGCGATGAGTCTGAGTCGATCATCACGTATCCTGTTGGCGCAAAAATAGCGTGTTTCAGGGGGGAGTTGCGCGGGATATTTTGTAGGTTGAGCTTATCATCACCGCCCCACCGCCCTGTGTGAGCGGCATAGTATCGCAAGGGAACTGGCATAAGTCCACGTTTGGCAATTCCAATAAACCTTTCGGTTCGCGTCTCCTCGATGGT